AAGACTGGGATCTAATGATACTAGATAGGTGCATCTAGAATCAATTTCTTTATACCAACGTGTTTGGCCCATGGTCATTATGGGATCGACACCTTTAAGTTCTGCAAGTTTAACAGCATTGATCAGTGTTTCATCAAAGATTAAAAATTCGCAATCAAATTCTCTACGAAATCGCTCGTCCCCTATTTTGGCTCGTTCTGTTTGTGCCCAGGCATCGTCGCGATCAGGGTGTTCATTCCAGTGTGCAAAAAAACTGTGAAATCCGTTGGCTCCTAATGGAGTTTCATTGCCAAATTCATCAAAACGTTTTTGAGCTTCTGTCCAAATAAGTGCAAACTGATCTTCGTCTGAGTTTGGAGTTGATGTAATAATACATTTACCACCAGTTGACAGGGTTGGTGATAATGCAGTCCAAAACTCTTTGGCTTTTTCTGGGGGTTGTACAAATGCAAACTCATCGCAATAGATCAATGAAAGAGATTTACCACGACCTGTATTTTCTGTAGTTGTCACTGCCTGTATACGAGCGCCGTTGTCATATTCGATGGTATTTCTGTTATACGAATAAACGCCAGCACGAATAAAGTCTGGCAAGTTTTCATAGCCGAATCGATAACGATTCATAATATCCTGCGCACCTTCATATTTGTGAGCGGCAATAAGCACTTGTGCTTCTGGAACAAACTGTGTGTACCATAATAGGTATCCTGTGGCACAGGTAGTTTTGCCCATCTGACGAGGTAGCATACCAATAGACTGTTTATAGTTGTGGTATGATTGAATCAATCGTTCTTGATACTCGTAGGGTACAAAAGGAATTGATCCTCGTACAGGATGTTGAATCTTTAAAAAGTTTTTACAAAAATACAGCGGACCAGTGACAGGATCCATACATGCTTCAAGATGCTTGACTTCCTCAAGAGTATATCGTTGAGGTGCATGAGCTTTCTTAATTAAATTACCGTCTAGTGATTTTGCCATACTGTTATTTACTGAAAAAAATAGGCTCCGAAGAGCCTATTTGAGTTTATGTTGTTATATTAAGCAACAGTAATACTTGTTGCTGCTGTAACGGTAGTTCCTGTAACGTCAACATCATTAGGGCCAACTACTGTACCTAGGTTTCTAATCCTAGTTTGAATATCTGCTGCTGAAAGACTTAAATCAGTAACAATGTGTATTGTTCCTGCCGATGAATCAGTTACCAAAAACATCAAAGGATTAATTTCTTTAACAATCATTTCAACTGTTTCGTCTACAGCATCATCTTCTGCTCTTAGATCTCGTGCGCTTGCTGCTGCATTTTTCACCGTGATTAAAAATGCATTAGCATTTAAATTATACAGGGTGGCTACGGTACAGTTGAGTCCGTTAGTTCTTGTAAATGATCCCATTTATAGCTCCTTAATCTTTTAATCTACCATCAGCTTCAGCTGACTTTAACATTGCTGCACGGTCTGGATAGCTACTACGCTTAACATCTTTGGCAGCAGCCTTTTCACCTTTAGTAGGATTCTTAACGTGCTTTAATGCGTCAAACTTTTCAGATTTAGCTTCTGCTAAACGATCACGTAGTTCATTTCTAATAGAAGTTCTTAAATCAACAGCTTCAACACGTTGCATAGGATTGTCACCGCCTGCTACTTTGGGATATGTGCCTTTAGGGCCATTCATACCGCCAGCAAGTTTGTTCACCATATAGTCAATGTCTTTGTATTTTTCTTCCGGCTCGTTGGCATACTCATTTTTCTTTTCGTCATCTTTTTCCATACCGCGATCATCGTCTTGATCTTCACCGTCGTCTTGATCACCTTGAACTTTGTCAAGGTCATTGTCGCCGGGCATATTATCGGAGTCCATGTCGCTAGGGCCGCCCATGTTATCTGCATCTGGCTTGTCGTGTGGTTCGTCCATGTCTAGATCTGGCAGCATTTTTAATGGTCCTGCATCTAGGTTACCGAGATCACCTATGGCAGATATGCTAGGTCCTGGAGGAGTCAACGATGGCATTGCAGTCATGGTAGGCATTGGCATCATCTTGGATGGCTGGTTAATCATATCTGGATTAACTTTAGTCATAAGTTTCATTAAACTTTCAATGTTGTCCATACCTTGTGCATTGAGATTCACACTCATACTGGGATGACTTGGCGGTGGTTGGTCATTCACCGACGGTGGCATACTCATAGGCATAGGTGCATCACCGCAGGCTTCTGTAGCAGGCATTGATTGTGTAGTTGGTTGATCCAAGTCTCTCATCTTGGCTAACAGTTGATTAAAGTCCATTATTTACTCCCCATTGCGCTTTTAAGGCCTAACTTGTCGGTCTTGCCTTTGGGCAGCTTATATTCTGTTGGCCCAGTTTGATCTTTTTTACGTTGTTTTGCAGTTTTTTCAAGGTCTTTTAAAAAGCCTTTGTTGAAGTCATCACCAAAATAGTCTTTGTGTTTGGCATTTGTATTTTCTTTGTAGTTGGAATCTGTTAACAGTGCTTGTCCTGATGGTTCGTTGTCTAGCAGAACTTGATCAGCTTCTGTTGGTTCACTACCACCTCGTACACGAAAGCTGGATTCGTCGAGTCCCAGTGCCTTGACATCATTAGTTATTTCTGGTCCTGTAATAGGATATTCACAAATTACTTCGAACACGGTTACTTCACAATTTTTCATTGTGGGGAAGTCCAGAGGCAATGCCTGTATTGGTGTGGTCTTGATTTTTTCTAACTTGATACATTTGCAGCGATCTAGTGCTGTCTTCAAGTTTTCTTGAAAAGCCTCAGGCAATTCTCCAGCCACTTTGACTTTAAAGTTATAGATTTTTTTGCTTTCAGCAAGATATTCTGTAAATGGTTTCATGTTAGTATTTATGCTTTTCCGCTTAATTTCTTAATGAGTTCGTTGCGATCGGTGATCACATAACCCTGTCCGTTGATCACATCATTTGGGTCTTCGTTATTATCTTTATCAATCTTGTATTTTTTTAGTTGTAGATCTATTGCCTTTAGCTTTTTATCTATTTTAGCAGATTTAGCATCGATGGCGTTTTTAAGCATTCCGCCTGCTACTTCAAATATACGCCCACTGTAACGAACTTCAACATTCATACCTAGATCCATGAGATCATCGTAGGCCTTTTCAGCTTTGTTGGCAAGATTATCTAGATCACTGTCATTTAAATCATTCAATTCAACTATCTGTGGTAAACTTTTGGTTATTTGATTTACAGCTTCAATGCTGTCATCTAGACTCTTTACTTCTGTGGCTTTTTCTACTAATTCTTCGTTAATAGACTTGGGCACAACATTTATCTGTTTGTCGTCTAAATTAAATAATTCTTCAAGTTTCTTGGTCATAGCAATACTTATCAGCGTTTTGAACCTTGATGGAAAATATGTTCCTCGTTGACCACACGAAACTTTATACCTTGCTGCTTACACCATTTAGTAGCAGCTTCCCATTTGGCCATATTCTTTATATATTGTTGTTGATTATAAACGCTCTTGCCAACATTTGCCAACAGCGTTTGACTAGCTGGCTTTACTTCAACCACTTCTGCATGCTTTGCTCCGTTCTTGTCAACGTAGGTAATAAAAAAATCAGGAACATATATGGTATATTTTCCTGTCAACGGGTCTCTGTAAGGTATTTGTATACTTTCGCTGGCCCATTTTTCTACACCTTGATGTTCATCTAACATTCGCATAAAAACAAATTCCCAACTTGATCTTGCCAATGGTGTTTTGGTCCCAACATACTTGCTAGGATTTTTCATTTCGAATCTTCCTTGAGCAAATTTGGCCATTATGGTAAAATGTTTCTAGTCTGATTTATCTTGATGACATTCACAGCTCTAAATCCCAATGAAGATGTGTTGGGACGATATTTGTGCGACCACTGCACTGAGTTGTGTACCGTTGAGTTCTTTCAAGGTGTCTAGTATTTCAAAAACTTGAACGCCATCGATCTTGGCCTGCCGCAGTATGGTCATAGCTGTGGTCAAGGCAGCTTCTTCTTCAAATCCTCTACCTGTAAAAAATCCTATACTGGCAGAGACTTCATTGGCTCCAAATTCTAAAGGTCGGCTGCCGTAGGTATCAAAAAATAATTTTGTACTTGACGCACTGTCTGTTTTTGTAACTGCTGGTAAATTAATTGTGCTCATGGAAATTCAGTTGGGATTTCGTTACTGCTGCCAGATGATAATGGGAATGTGTTATTGGCTGACTGTGTCTGCAAAACTTTCCTAGTGGCAGTTGTGGCTGCAATAGATCCTAATGCAGCACCTATTTTAGGAAAACTGGCTCCTACAATTCCGCCAACTGTGTTGGCCGCTGTTAAAATATTTGCAGGATTTCTCAATTCTCCAATAACTCCATCTACTGTGGGGAATTGTCCTCCATTGTTTTTGTAGGTATTGATTTGAGAAATTGCTGTGCTTATGAATCCGCCTGGATTTTTCAATATATTCTTTTTGGTTACATCACCAAATACAGATTCGATGCCGCCTAAAACATCACCAATCGGGCCAAGCACATTTCCTAATCCCAGTGAGCCGCCTAATACATTAGGACTTTGCACAACATCGTAAGACAGGCTTGCAAACCCGTCAGGCTGTCCATAGGCCACACTGCCCGAAAGATACTTTACACCTTCGTATTCAACAGTCATTGTGTTATCTAACGGTTCGTTTGATGAATAATCTACCTGCCCGTGTGACCAAGATTTAATTCTTGGTGCCAACAGTTCATATCCGTTAAATCTATGTCTGCTTAGAGTATATAAAGATATTTTTCTGAAAAAGTTTGTTGGGGTGGCAAAGCCCATGCCATAGCTTCCAGAATAATTAAACAGACTCATGGGATGATCGTTTTGACTGTTTCCACCGTCGCTGGCATAGTGTGCGTAGTAGGCCGAATACATAGAATGCATAAGACCAGCATTGTCGTCGTGGAATGACAAACTAAGAGGTTCGTAATTTATTTTCTTATAAACCTGTTTGGTACGATTGTACACATTTTTATTTGCCATGTCAAAATTAAATTTAGGCAAATCAGTGGATTTGATTAGTAGGCTAACTTCTCTTTCAGCACCCGAAAATACAGCATAATAAAGAAATTTGGTTCTAGGGGTTAGACGATAGTTGTTGTCAACAAATATTCGTGTGGCATGCTGAAAATTTCCAACCACACCCTTGGGTCCTCTGAGAGCACTATTTAAAAATCGTGTAAACTTATTGGCCATATAATTATTTAGTCATAAAAAAAGCCCGAATAATTCGGGCTTTTTTGTGTTCGGGTATTAATTAAATACCTGAGCTACCTACTGATAAAGCACTAGCTGTTGGTCTGGCTGTACCAGCTGTGCCTATACCAATGACGCCAACTGCATCTGGTGTGTGCATTGCATTGTCATAAACAATAGTCAAAGCCACTGTAGCTGGAGAATTTTCAGTGTAGTTCAAATCACCGTAATCGGTGTTCTGCAAGAAGCATCCATAGCATTCCCAGGTTTCTAAAACTACTGGAGCAGCAGCACCGTTGCCTCCGTCTAGTATTTCAATACGTGTGGTAAACTTGTAGTCGATACCAGAACGAGCACTGGCCTGTTCATGGAAATCAAACTGCTTCTGAATCTGCTGACCAACTAGCTTGATAACAGTACTGCTGGCATCATCTCTGAGGTTTAGCGTGATATTTTCCCAGGTGTATTTGCCTGCAATTTTGATCTTGGAATTGTAAATTTCGATTGGGATTTCTTCAAAAGAAACTTTTGGTCGAGTAACGTCCATGACCTGTTTGGTAAGTTCTGTACTAGACGATGTGCCGAAACCTAGTAAAGTAACACGAAAGCGATACTTTAGTTTCGGCATCAACATACCGGTATTTGAACCAGGACCAGATGGGTTAATCGAGTAATTTGTTAATGATGTAATTGCCATTGTCTTATGCTCCGATATTGTATTTATTCATTAAATCTCACCTGTGTTCTTGAGACGCAATGGTATGTAAATAAATTCAACGGCCTTGGTTGGCTCAATGGCAACATCTACATATAATTCATTACGATCAATTCTACTCGGTGTGTTGTTGGTTTCATCGCATACTACTGCAAAGTCATAGATAGCTCTTAGACCCACTAGTTCCAGCAACAAACTTTCTACAGCTTGTTTGATCTCGTCACGAGTGATAGAATCGTTTGGCTCAAAGATATATGGACGAGCAAGTTTTGTCAACTGGCTGCGTAGATATACAACTAGACGTGCTACATTGATGCGATCCAGTGATGATGCATTTCTTGCACGAGTCTTTTGACCATAAGCTACCAATCCTGTACCTACAAAGAACGGAATTGGATTAACTTTTAGATCATACAGTGTATCTCTCTGACCGTTGTTTAGAGCAACTGTTTGGAATTCACCTGTCAATGAATCAATGTATCCCACTGCTGTGGCATTGGTAATACCACCACGGCGTGTGCCTGCTGGAGCAAACCAAGGAAAGCTCACTTGATCGCTTAGGGCAATAGTTCTCAGCATCATGTGACTGGCCGGAACCACAGCATTAGCACCTGTAAGGTCAGTGGTAAATCCATTTGGATAGTAAACCGCTGCATATTCGTCATAGGTAACAATACCATTATCTCCGTTGTCTAGTGCTAGATTAGCATTGGTACCCCAGGTTGTTAGGCTTGTTGCATCGCTCTTGAGACGCAATGGTGTATCACCAACCACAAAAGCTGTGACCTTGCGATCCAGATTCAAGTTGATTAGATTGCTGAGTGCTTCTGGATATCCAGGGCAAGCAATTAGGTTGAAGTTTCTGCGTTCTTCGTCACGTGCTTCTTCGCTGGTGTCGATAGCACTCTTCAATGCAGCAACCACAGCTGATCTCTGTGCCTT